CCCCTTGCGGGGTCTCTGGAGCCTTGAAACGGTTCCTAACTCTATTTGGAAAGGAAAAGCTAATGCCTAGGGATGATCTGCCTGGTCGATTGCGAGGGGATGATGATGAGGGGCCGAACGTGGATTTAATCACGCAAGACCACTCTGTAGTTACCCGCGAGTCTTACGGCGAGAGCCGTGAGCGCGTAGGGCTACATTCACATCCCCCTCTTACACCCTCCTCCCCTTACGGACCCCGTCAGAGGACCGGAAAGGGCGTGGTGTACGAAGTTCGCCCGCCAAAGGTGCGCAAGCGACGACACAGGAAGAGTCGGAAGCGACGGAAACACCGCGCTTACCATGCAGGTCCACCATTCGCTCGGTATCGCGAACGTGATACCATTCTGGTTAAACCCAGACTTGTAGGTATTGAGGAGCAGCGTTATGGGCCTGACCTTCTCGGAAGACAGGTCTATCACGTGAACCCTCGCCCGCAATGGGACGGTTCCATCAAAGAGAGAACGTGGGACGAGATTCATCCCGGTCCTCCCTATCTTGTTGGTGGTCCGTTCAGGCGAATAAAGGTTGTTACTCCGTGGTACCAAGTGCAGGGTCGCTGCCATGTGGACGATGGCCCCTTCGGGGTTATTCGTTCATATGACGGCGGTTTTGTGCCTACCTCGTTTGGCGAGAGCACTTTGGGTAGTGATCAAATTCACTCCCTTGGTGTTTCTGGCGATTACGGGGCGGACTACGGTGATCCATCTGGCTACGGTGCTGAAGGCTGGAGAAAGTTCAAGCCTAAGCTGCAGGACTTCGAGGGGTTAGTAGGGCTCATCGAGCTCAAGGACCTCCCGGGGATGGTTCGTGATCTTCACGAAGACGCGAAAGAGTTCCACCATATCTGGAAAGGTATGGGGGGACACAGTCACTTCTTTGGTCCCAAGGGGGTGGCTGACAAGTTCCTGCAGTATCAATTTGGTTGGGCTCCGTTCGTCGGAGACATCCAATCTGCCGTCAAGACCTACCGAAACCTCGACACGTCTGTAAAACAGGCGCAGAGAGATAACGGGACTTGGGTTCGACGACATGGCACCGTTTTGAAGGAAGATGAAGTAGTTTCGAGCTACACTGACGAGTTGACAGGTGCATACGTGTATCCTGCTCTCGACGGACACCTCTATCGTCCGGTCTATGACCCTTCGATAGATAGGCACCGTATTGGTAAGACGACGTTCACCCATCAGGTTGTTCGTCGGATTTCCTTTGCGGGTAGCTTTAGATACTACATACCTTCCTTAGACGTAGGTATGGCTCATCGCGCACCTCAACAGATGCTTGATGTAGTCAATCGGCTCCGACGGTTCGGAGTCCGTGTCTCCCCTACGGTTCTTTACAAAGCTTTTCCGTGGACTTGGTTGGCCGACTGGTTCGTGAATGGGTCTGCTGTGGTTGATAACCTAAGTGGTCTCGTTCTGGACGGGATGGTCTCCAAGTACGCCTATATCATGGAACGCAGACAGGAGTTTGCGATCAACGATTCGACGGTTTACCTTCGGGACGGCCGCGACATCCATTGCTTATGGTATCAAGAAATTGATTCCAAGCGACGTGAAGAGGCGCATCCATTTGGATTATCCTGGTCGGAAGATCCTTTTACGACCAAACAATTAGCTCTGTTGACTGCCTTGGGACTCTCCCGAGGCTGATCTTCAGGCTTTCCTGTGTTCGCAAAAGAAAGCGACGCTCCTTGAGCAAGAACGGATAGCTCGGACACAGTTAACGCTCCTATTGACTTTAGGAGGTCTTCCATGGCTTTTGCAGATCCATTTCAGCCCACTTTCAGTGGTGCCACCGCGAGCCTTTACAAGGTTCTCGATGATGGTTCTAAGAGCGTCTATCAGAACGATGATAAGACGTTACAGGCAACGATCTCTCACCAAACTCGAGGAAGCGGTCGCACGTCTTCGATGGTCCGTATAGACCAGACGAAGGTGGCTGCCGATCCCGTAAGCGCGGTGAATAAGAGCGTTACATGCAGTGTCTACTTCGTGATCGATCACCCTGAGTTTGGGTTTTCGGTCGGCGATGTGGAAACGCTGTTGGCCTGTCTCGGATCGGTGATGATCAATGCGACAACGGTAAAGCTGTTGCGCGGCGAACACTGATCTCTGAGTGCCTCGCGTTTGTGAATCTTCTCTCTCTTGAGAGCTGGCTAGCAGATGCCGAGTAGCACATGCGGGCTTCCGCTGTGCGGAGTCTGTAACGGCCATGGCTGGACACTGACCCCCAAGTCTGGAGGCGGTGTGAAAAGCCAGGTTCAAGTCGACCAACTAGAGTTGGCTGAGTCCATCCTAGCGGATGCTCATGCCATGTGTTCCGTAATTGGCTCCCTAGAGCTCAAGCGTGACGTAGACTACGTCCGCAAGAGGTTCAAAGACGAGGGCGTATCGTTTCTAACGATCACGCTTCCCCAGTTTGCGAGAGACTTCGAGAGAAGCCTTGCTTCTGGAGAGATCAGCTCTGAATCCTTCCAAGGGTTTGGAAAAGATCGACGAATCCCCGCATTCCTGCGAGGTATCGTCAGCCGAGTCTTTGATCGGAGTACGGGTAGGTTGTCTGTACTTTTGGAGAACTTGGAGGTCCCCCATGTTTCAGTTCCTACGTTGGTCTTGGCTGTCAGGCAAGTTTGCCTGGCTTTCAAGAAACTGGAGTTGGAATGCACGCCCGGTAGGGTGCGCAGGGCTCTTCTCTCCTTTGAACAAACGGAGCAAGAGCTTTCGACGTTTGAGGTCCAAGAGAGTGACAGGTCACGGTTTCATACCGTGGCTCGTCAACTTTGGGATCCCATTGTTAGTGGCCTTAGGGTCGCTGACATGGTTCCCCGACATGGACCTGGTACGACTTCTGAGGGTATTTCTGGAAATCAGAAGTATCATTGGAGGTTCTGGCATGAACGCGTTGAGCGGTTCTTTCCTTTTCTAGACAACGCCTATACCATTGGCGCTGTTGGATCGGAAGAGTTATCGCTTGTCGAGTTCCTTCTCCCGGAAAGGGAACTTCCCTGTAAGGTGGTTCCCGTTCCGAAGACGTTGAAGGCTCCCCGGATTATCGCGATCGAGCCGTGCTGTAACCAGTACGCGCAACAAGCCATCCGCGAGGCTCTGTACAGTGCCTTGCAGATGGGAAGGTTCACTTCAGGTCACGTTAACTTCGATGACCAGTCCGTGAATCAACGACTCGCGGTAAAGTCGTCGGTGGATGGAACGATGGCAACATTGGATCTGTCCGATGCTAGCGACAGGGTTCTCAATGCCCTCGCTGCGTCAATGTTTGATTCGAATCCTGATCTTTGGGATGCGATTCAAGCATGTAGATCGACGCATGCGAAACTCCCAGATGGCCACGTAGTGGGCCCACTGGTTAAGTTCGCATCTATGGGAAACGCTCTGACTTTCCCCGTAGAGTCAATGTACTTCTACACGATCTGTGTAGAGACTCTGCTACGGGAACTTTCACTACCCGTGACCATCTCTAACCTCCGAGAGGTATGTGAGATGGTTTACGTGTATGGAGACGACCTCGTCGTCCCTACACGGTATGCGGAAGCGATAGTGGTTGGCCTGCAGAGGTACGCCTGTAAGGTCAATGCTGCAAAATCTTTCTGGACTGGTAAGTTCAGAGAGTCTTGCGGCGCAGACGCATACGAAGGTGCATTGGTAACACCAGTGTACATTCGGTCCGTCCTGCCTACTAGTCGGAAGGACGCTACTTCGGTTGTCTCTCTATGCGCTGCTGCAAACCAGCTGGCCTACGCCGGCTGGCAGCGAAGCGCCAACTTCCTGTTTGAAAGAATAGAGAGGTTGTGTGGGAAATTACCCACTGTGGAAGAGGATAGCCCTGTAGTGGGGCGTATTGCGTGGTTCGGTGAACGTCTCAGTAGTGACAGCTTGTCTGGAAAGTACCAACGAGCTGAAGTGAAAGGATGGGTACCAGCACCAGTTCATCGCACTGACGAACTGGAGGGATACGCTGCTCTCACGAAGTCATTGTCTTCCATCCGTGCCGATCCATTCGGTATGTCGAGGAAAGACCCCGGACACCTTGAGAGATCTTCACGGTTTGGCGCCGTCACACTCAAACGCCAAAGGGTACCAGTCTACCAAATAGGCTGATCGGGCTCTATGCCCAGAGGG